TAGGCGGTTGAGTATTGTAGAAAATTAGCGGTACCGGGTGTGAGCGTGATAGACGTAATCGCTGCACTATTAGACCAAAGACCAGCGGCTAAGCCAAGGATATTAAGAGATGATGAATTATTCTCAGCGGTGAAATCAATCAACACAGACTTGTTCTGACTACCTGCATAGTTAGGGATGTAGATCTCATTGTTAGAAAAAGTCGAAGCTGTTGCGCCGTTGCCTACTGCATAAGTCCAATCAATGTAAGTACTTCCCCCGGCAGCCGATCCCGTCGAAGTACCATTGAACCCGTAAGCCGCTATTGAACTATAACTTGTTGTCGAGCCGTTAAACTGCACTTTAGCTATAGATCGAGTACCCGTATTAGCATCTCTGAGACTAAGCTTTAGAACTAAATCGGTGTAGGTAGCAGGGATAGATGAAAAAAAGAAATCGGCCGCGCCGCCCACCCCCGCAGTGGCAGAACTTATAAGAGTATATGTAGGCATTAGGCCGCCTTTATTCCGTAGAGTGTGAAAGTAGAACCAGTTGCAAATGTTTGGCCTGCAAAAGTATAAAATTTAATTGTGTTAATCGCTGAAGTACTACGCCACAATCCTACAGTTGTTGATGTACTTGCCGCTGCTCCGCCATCTGTAAGCGGTACATTGGTTCTCATTACTGTTGTTTTATAGGTAGTTGTGTTAGCGTAATTCTGAAAGTTAATAATCAGGTTGCCTTGGTTAGTGTTCATTGGTTCTGGCGTAAAGATATTAGTGCTATTTGATGATCGACTTGAAGAAGCGGTTGAGCCATTACCTTTAAGTGCGGTATTGGAATAGTTAGAACCCGTATCAACTGAGCCGTTGCCCACCTGAAATTGCACATAATCTGCGGCTGTCATCGTACCTGCGAAAACTGCCACAATGTCGGTATAAGTTCCAGATATGCTGCTAAAGGTATAAGAAGCAGCCGCGCTTCCTAAAGTAGTAGTCGCTATCTTGTCATAAGTTGCTGGCATAATTACCCCTTAATTCCATAGAGTGCGAATGATGAGTATTGGTCAAAAGTTCCATTTGAAAAAGTAATAGTTGTTATTGCAGAGGTTGAGCGCCAGTTACCAGACCACAAAGCAATCTCTCCACCACCGTTCCTATCTTGCCCACTTAACTCTCGTGTTGTTTTGAATTTTGAAGTATTGGCGTAATCTAAAATGTCAATAACAAATCCATTGTACATATTTGCATTTGTGGAAATAATGCTATTGTAAATAAATGCTTGGGTCGCACCTGCTCCAGCTACTGCGTTGCTTCCATCTCCATAAATGTAATGCCAGGAATAGTTAGAACCTGTATCGCTATTAAATTGCATTTTTGGATTAAAGTTTGTACCACTTGCTTTTGCAATAGCTCTTATCTGCAAATGCTTGTAGGTCGCAGGGATCAAGGTAAAAGAGATTGTAGACTGACCGCCTGATCCTACTGTGACAGTAGCTATCGACTCATAAGAGTTAGTAACGCCGCGCATACTGCTCGCGACTATCCCTAGATTTAGAGGGACCATTACGATAGGTCGCCGATCACGGTAAAGGTATTTGAGCCGGTGCACAAAATAGCGCCGGCTGAGTATTGAGCTCTCAATTTTGGAGCTGAGGCAGTAGCACCCGTTGAAGTAATTGTTACTCCGGCACCTTGAGCTAGTGTTACTTGGCCTACGCCAATTTGTTGTATATTAATAATATTACCGCTAGCAAAAACTGAGGGAGGAACTGTAAGTGTAATAGCACCGGCGTTAGATAGAGTAACCATCTTACCAAGATCGCTAGCTACTAAAGTATAAGTAGTACCGGTCTGCGCGTTAAAGCTTAGAGTCGTATCGTCCTGTTCAGTCCACGTAAAGTCCATATCGGTGCCTGAGGCTTTAGCTAAAACTTGTCCAGTCGTGCCGCCTTTAAGGTCTAGTAGCGAGGCATCGATCGAATCACCGAGAGCCTCGATAGCTGTAGCGCCATCCTTTACAAGGTCGGTCGATGTAGGAACCGGCCATCCAAAATTAGGTGTAGTAGTTGCCATTAGGTTAATCCTCCAAAAGCGTTTTCCCATATAAGAGTAGCATTTACACCCGTCCATATTAGGGATGGTGGGGTAACTGTTGCCCACTGTGGCGCGACCAGTGAGAAATCTGTAGGGCTTAAGGTAAGGGTAAAGTCTACGTATGACGGCGTAGCCTTGATAGAGAACCCCTCGACAAACCCATTAAACGAACCATTAAACATATTGATCGGTAGGTCATTAATTACCATAGGCTGACCAAAAAAGGCATCTATGAGCTTATCTCGCTCGACATCGGGTAGCTCTGAGTTATCTAGCCTAAAGGTAATGCTCTGTAGCTGCTCTCTAGGTATTGCCCGGAGCCCGAGCTCTCGATCCATTAGGATATTTACATCGCTTAGGTTATGGAGATTAGAGGTCACGCTACGCTGATAGCGGCCATAGTTAGCGACCGAGGTAGCATCGAGGGCTGTAGCTTGGTTAGCGTAGTTATTACCATAATTAAATACTAGGGAGTTACGGATCTTGCCGATCTGTAGGATCGATTTAACGGTAGACGGCGTAGCGTAATTAGCTGATATGGTCGTATAGCCGTTAGTAGTTAGATATTGTGTACGGTGGTCGGTATCTGCGTAACACACTCGGCCGGCCTTGTCCTCGTATATCTGCCCTTGTGCGCTTTGTGCGATCTGAGCGCATAGGTTATAGCTACTAGCCGGCTCGGCTGTACGAGCAATCATCTCGTAAAGTCCGGGCTGATCGATCTCGCCTAAGCCTACGTTTTCAGCATTAGCCCACGTAGTCGTAGGGTCGTAGTCAAACCATTGTAAAGCCGGTGCTACCTCAAACCACGAGTTAATAAGTAGCTCGTTAAGGATGTCGTAAATCTGATTGCCGTCCTCATCCTTAGACAAGGCATCCGGGAAAAGGGCTTTAGTCAGCTTGGCTAGAGATCCTACGGCCAATATATTACCGATTGTTATAAAGCCGATCTCCTCCGGCGAGCGCACGGATATACCAAAATCTGATACCTCGCCGCCAAAAACGGGCACGTAAACCCCTGCGCTATTTTTAAGCTCGAGGGTTAGGCTATCGGTTACGTCTATATCAAAGGCCGTATTATTTATATTTACAATCTCCATACGAGCATAGCCGGCGTTGCATTGTAGATCGATGTCATCCCGACCAGTAGCCATATTGACCGATAGCACGTTATCGTAAACGGTGGTCCCTACGATGATTTTCCACTCGGGTAGCCAAGTGCTCATACTGCGTAGACTCCTGATCCACGTGCTACCGAGGTGCCTCTGTAGGTTGATTGATTGAGAATATCCTCGACGGCTCTAGCAATAGCCTCCGGATCTCCTACCCCTGTATTTACCGTGATCTCTACGTTTTGAGTAGAGGCACCTGTAGCTGGGTTGAAGCCGTAACTAGCAAAAGGATCTGTAAGAGTAGGCATCTGAGGAAAAGTAGGATTTGTGCCGGCTACGCCTCCGGTTAAGAATTTGCCTAGAGGACCATTAGAGTCAAAAGTACCCTGAGGTACACCTGCTACAGCTGGCGCAGCATTTACCCCTGTCAAAGCCTTAATATAAGCGTTAAGGGAGTCGAGGCGAGCCTTATCTGCATCGGCTTGAGCCTTAGCTACGCGATCGATCATTTTAAGCTCGCTAGACTCTAATAATAGGTTAGCTGTACTAGCTGCGCTTGAGGTCTTACTGATAGAGGCTAGGCGTGCTATCTCTGTAAGCTGGATCTGTACGCGTTCGTTATATGACTCTTTAGCGGCAAGTCCTCCAGCTGCAGTAATGGCGGCGTTATACTTCTTAAACGCCTCCTCACGTGCCAGCTCTTTATTACCCTCGGCCATTTTACTATCGTTAATGACTCGTAGCTCTGTAAGTAGCTGTTTATTTAATGCCTCAAGGGTAGCGCCGCTAATTTCCTCAACACCGGCTAAGCGCTGCATATCGGCGTTTTTCTGGAATTTAGCGAGCTCGTCGATTTTTTTAAGAGCTGCCTCGCCTTTATCCTCCTCGATAAGCATAAGAGCCTCAAGGCGTAGTTTAGTCTCTTTGTCGTAGGTAGCTTTAAGAGCTGCAGCTATCGAGATCCGGGTACTATCAAATACGGCAGCGGCCTTAGTTAGGGCTAGCTTTTGTTTATCTGCCTTAGCGGATTTAGCGTTAGCCGCTGCTATTTCTTTAGCACGTTTGGCGGCAGCTGCCTCAGCTTTTTTACGTGCCGCATCGTTAGGATCTACAAAGGTACCGCCAAGAGCTGAGCTCGGATAGCCTCCCATACCGGGCGCTTCCTCTTTACCTAAATCACTAAGAGCCTTAAAAGCTTTTTTAAGTAGTCCAGTATTAGGTAATAAATCCGTAATTGTGCCTTGATTACGAGCTAGAAAATCAATTCCGGGTATGGATTTAATCTTGTTAATTAAAACGGCAATACCACTAATAGCATTTGCGATTTCTGTAGCAAATTCGCCCATCGCATCGGCTAGTGGTTGGATCGAGTCACCTTCACCGGCTAAAGTAGTTAAAGCATCGACTAAGCCTTTACCTATGGTTTCTTGCGCCTCACCGGCGGCATTTGATAAAATACCCATCTTGCCAGCGTAGGTAGTCAAATACTGAGAGTTAGCACCCGAGAATTGTTTATTAAGTTTGTCCTGTACGTCGGCAAAACTCATTGTCTTAAGCTCGGCCTGAGTCAAGCCTAGCGAGTATTTACGCAAGCCTCGAGTCTGCCCTACGTAGGCTAGTGATAAATCGTTTACGACGGTCTCATAATCGACACCGCTACCGGCGCTTATATCTAAAGCTTGAGTAAGTAACTCTGTAGATTTAGCGACTGATCCGGTAGTGGTCAATAGTTTCTGCATCGATGGACGCAGCTGATCGTCGGTCACACCTGAGGCGCGAGATAGCTGAGATATGAACTCCTCGATGCGTGGAGTCTCAAAAGCTAAGCCTAAATTTTTTACCGATACGGCTAAACGTGAGGCCGCCTTTTCATCCTCGACAAACGCTTTAACGGCGGCTTTACCAAACTGTGCAATTTTCTGCACGCTGAAAGCTGCAAGAAAAGTAGCGCCTAATCTTTTAGCGCCTTTCTCAAAGGCTCCAATTTGTTTCTCGCCTTTTTTAAGAGCTTTACCATCAAAGGTCGTAACCGCGCTTACGACTAAACTAGGTAGGGTTGCCATTATGCGGCCTTTCCGTAACGGCCTTGATTAAATGCAGCTATTGTTTTTTCTATAGCGCGGATGACTGCCGCTTGAGCTTTACCCTGATCCTCGTGCCACGCTCTAAAGATCATACGGCCGCGCTCCTCGCGCTTATTGCCATAAAGAGGACCCATACGGCTTACAAAGTGATCGCCGGCTCCTGGATTATTTGATCGGTAGCCTTTACGGGATGTAGTCTCAGCTCGCCCGGCTGTCTCATAGATAGATCCGGCAGCCGATTTGTTACCTACAAAGTACAGAGCCCTCCAGCCGTTACGGTTCTTTTGACCGCCTGACTGTGAGTAGTAAATCCCCTTTTTTACTGTAGCGTGATCGTAAAGCGGAAAGAGCCTCACTCGACCCTCAGTGTTAAAGTTTCTAAAAGCCGAGTTACGAGCTGTAATAGTTTTACCTACCGTGTTTTCGTTCCACGCATAAAGGTTATCCGGCTGAGGTGATGGAGCATATCCTCGAGCTTTATCGCGTAACGGCATCATCACGCCTTTAATCTCGGCGTTCATTTCTTTAAGTAATTCCGGATCTACTTTACGGATGGCCTTGATAGTTTGCTTAACGCCTCTTACTTCTATTGGCATATTGCTCGGCCTCCTTAGCTTGATCGTTTAACACTTGTATTAACATCCTGTACATATCTACATCGAGATCGAGCACCGATTGAGGCGAGATCCCTAACCGTATAGATAGCTGGGCTACCTGATAGGTTAGGGAGTCTCGCCCTAATCTAAAGGTTCGTCGTCGAGTACTTCCACCTTAACAAGAGTATCTAAAAAGTCTGGTCCAAAAGGTTTAACTACTACCCCTGCCATTTTGAGGCACTCGTGCGCCAAAAAATAGAGATCGGTCTGTTTAGAGTCCTCAAGAAAAGCTCGGTGAAAACCTTTCTTTACGTGCAACTCAAAGGCGTACTCAATCCTTGGCGTGATTTGATGCTCAGTGACCTCGCCGGTAGCCCTTGTGATTTTTAGTTTTGCCATTTGATTGCCCCTTTTCTAGTTTGTTATGGTGTTACGTCTACGACGATAGGTGAATTACAGGTAAAGGTAATCGATTGGCTTGATATGTCTCCAACGGCACCATTTATATCTGTGGTGTTGTTCACCAAAATTGTACTTTGGTACTCAGGATTTGTTGTAGATACGACTGCGTTTGTCTGCTTGAGTGTGATAGGCACTGTTGTACCCCACGCAGCTTGTAGTGCAGCTCGTACAGATCCGGCACCTGAGGCTAGATTATCGTTTAGAAAATCTAGCGTAATGGTTGAGGTCTCGAGGCCCTTGGTATATTTTCTCGCGGTGTCCCCCATCGCAGAAATTTCAAGCTCCTCAAATACGCGGTTAATTGTTGCGCTCGTTACGTGATCGGATAGGTCTACGCTATTTAGTACGACCTGAACCCCGTTTGACAAGAATACGGCCATTGACCTATTCCTCGCTCTCTGTTGTTTGTGTAGTTGGTTTTTCTTTTGCTACTTTGATCGGTGCAGCTTCGTCTACGATCTGTCCGATCTTTCGCAAAAACTTTAGGTCATCCTCTGTATATGGCATTAGTTAGCTCCAGCTCGTTAGTACGGATATGTCAAAACTGGCCGTAAGCAACGTACCGCTCTGTACTTCAAGTACTGAGGGAGCCGACATACCGCCAATATTCATTACAATATTTGATGCTGTAAGTTTATTAAAAACTGCTACCGCTAAAGTTTCTATACCGTTAAGGTTGCCGTGATTGTCCAGCATCGGCACGGTCATAATAATTTTAAGGTTCGCTAAAGGCGAAATAGCCGAGTAAGTATTATTATTTGGAGTGATGTAAGGATCTGCCGGAGCGACGATTACGCTATTAGCTGTAATAGTTGGAGGTGGAAAGCTGTAAGTATTCCAAACGTTAGCATTTGCTAAAGCTGTAGCAAGTGAGGCTCGGAGTGTAGTTATCGCGGCTGGCATTTATCCGACCATACTTCCGGGATTTTGGTAGCCGGCGATGAGCCCTCTGATTTTGCCGATCATTGAGTTACCCATCCGATAAGGCGACGGGCTAAAGCCATCGATGGTTACTCCACCGGTTTGTGATACTTGGCGAGCTTGGAAAATATCGACTGCAAGGATCATCGCTGCCTCACGGATAGCCGGAGTCGTAGCGTATGAGTTGGTCTTTGTATCTGCTCCTACGGCTGAGCCATAAGGTAATACGCGCTGAAAATTAACGTTAGCGGCACTCTTTGTAAATTGGATAAAGCTGTAACCGGCTGGCCAATTCCAAGAATAAGGATTCCATACAAGAGTAGGTATTTGATTAGTAGTACCGGCGCTCCAAGGCATCGTACCGGTAATCGTGTAAGTGCCGTTAAAAGTTGAGCCGCATCCACTCAAGGTTACGCTCGACCCGGTAGTAAAGATCATAGGATTGGCGATCATCGCGGTCGCTACGTTATTTTGCAGCGTTACGCCTACTACCGGAGCTGAGGCGAACCATAAAAACTGATTAAGTAGATCCTGCGCCGTTTGACAGCACGTTTCGACTATATCGCTTGAGTAAAGATTCTCGATACCGAGGTTAGCGCGTAGCTCGGCCTCAGTGACGTATGTAGCTGGCATCTTTACTCCTATCTTAAAAGAGGCCGGTAGGGCTCAAAGGGCTAAGAGCCCTACCGACTATTAGTTTTTTAGCTTAGATTTTCGCAAACTTGATAATACCGTTAGGCATTTTTGCGATAGTTGCCATAAATCCGTAGATAGCGACCTGTACTTGTAGGTTCGATACTACGTTTACTGACATATAAGCTTGAGGTCCACGGTAAACCGTAAACGCCTCAGGAGCCAAAATAATGGCTGAGTTATCATCTACTGCAGTCTGTGTAAAGTTACGATCTACGTAGAGATCGAGTCCTAGTACGTTTCCGCGGATAGAGCCGGGCCCTACCTGTCCGGCCGCATTCATCGGCTGAATCGCATTATATATAGGCCTCTTCGTTGTGTCGGTCGCGCCCATCAAAAGTTGCCACTGGGCACCATTTCCGATGTAGTTTTGCGCAAAGTAACCGGTGTTCTCATATACAAGCTTTGCAGCCTGTGAGGTGTAAGCGATAACTCCATCGCTATCAGCTGTAGTAGCTGAGGCGTTAGTACCTGCAGCGATTAGAGCGTTAAGTACTGCAGTATCGATAGTTGTAAGGTACGCATTTTGCAGCTGATTTGTGAGCTCTGCATAAAAGTTGGGATCTGACCGCTCTAGGAGTTCTACTGAAATAGTGTTCATACCTGCGTACTTAGATACTGTACCGGTTAAATATTCTGTAACCATACCTGTATTTTGTACGTTTCCAGCTTCGAGCTCGACTGTAACTACTGGAGCTACGCCGCTTCCACCGCCGGCGCTCGTAACAAGTGAGGGCACTGAAATATTCATACCCTGAGCCGGTAAGGTTCCTTGGCTACAAGCATCAATAGCAGGTGTACCAAATCGTGTATTTGTTACAAACTCTGAGAGGTACTGAGTTGGGTTAAACGCTGGGTTTGTTGCAAAAGAATCATCTGCAGCGGTTACATAGAGACGTGATTCATCGCTACCTAGTGCAGCTTTGATTTTGTGCTCTGTGTATGTAGCCATTGATGTAATAGGTGTACGTACTCTTTGTGAGTCGAGTACGGATGGACGGATGATCTTACGAGCGGCCTCGACTTTTTCAGCCTCGACCGGTGCATCTACCGGAGTCTCCTCCGGTGTATTTTCTGGGGCTGTAGTCACAGCTTCCTCGCTTTCAGTTTCTGTTTCGGTTTCGATCTCTACGATAGTCGTAGAAATAGTAGTAGTTTTTTCTTTTGTACTTGTTGCAGCTTCTAACTCTGCACGTGCCGCCATAATTTCATCGACGGTTGCACTAGAAAAGGCGGCACTCTCGACAAGTGATACCTCTTTGAGGACTGCAGCCGTCACGAGCAAGTAGTCTCCCATCGGCTTAGAGGCGGTTACATCCACCCCTACGGATAAGCCGGATACGAGATTTTCTTGCGCTAGTACGAGTGCATCTTGTCCTCGAGTGCTACTCGAAAGCTTAAAGGAACCATAAACGCCACTAGTAGAGTCGCTAAAACTGATAGCTCGCCCTACCGGTTTATCTTGTTGATGCTGCGACAAAAGCTTGATGGCACTGGCATCCGGAATAGAGATTGAGCCGCGCTCGAACACGACCGGTCCTGCGCTTGTATGCCCGACCTCACCATAAGGTGCGACAAGGCCCGATACAATCCGGCGCTCTGTGTCTGCAGCTTGGATCTCTTGACTAAACGTTAGTAGCACTTGTATCTCCTAGCGGTGTTAGTTGCTCCATTTGTCGAGCTTGGTTTACATCTATTAAATCGAGATTTAACATTTTCTCGATAATGTCTAAACGATCTTTTGCATCGACACGTAAAAACGTGTCGTCTACCGCGAACCGCACCTGATTTTGAGAATTTGTTATGTCATTCATTGAGAGCCTGTCCTCAATAGCTGAGATATAAGGCTGTAGAGAATAAGCTACAAACTCTTTACGACCATCTAAAATATTTTGGTACGTCATAGAATTATTCATATCGGCACTGATTAGGTAGCTTGGCACGTTCATCGCACGGCTGATTTCCGTAGCGAGGTACTGGCTAAAATCTACGTAGCCCATTTCTTTAGGTGAAAATCCGATATTTTCTGCAGTGAGAGTAGAGGTTAAATATGCCGTACTGCGATTTCTACGAGCTGAGTTCCAACCGGCTAATATGCCTTGGATCTGAGTCTCGGGTAAATCTGCGCCATTATTTTTTAAGATAGTAGTAGCCATTGGAGTAGCTGCAGATACGGCCGCTGCCTTTTGCACATCCCACGCAGCTTTAATTGTAGTACTTGCAGACTGTAATACTCCTGGTAACAAAGACTGAAAGGTTACAAGTGATCCGATACCGGCCATAGGTACAAGCTGACCATCTACAAAATAATCTTTGACCTCAGTACCAAATTTATTAGTAGTGTAAGTAACGCGATTATTAGCGACCCACTCAAAACCGGAAGGTCGCCCATCATCGGCATATAATGAGGTCACCCTCCAGTACGCACACGCATAGAACATCAAACTATCTACGGTTGCAGCGATAGTAACACTGCGAGGTTGGCGCTGATCCGGTTGCTCAAGCCAAACCGGAGATCCTAATTTTTCACCGGTTGATTTTTTATATAGTGCTAAATCGATTGAGGAAATTACTCCAGCTACTAAATTACGGCAACGAGCTACGCTACTTACCTGTAGTGCAAAATTACGATCGATACCGATACCGTTATAGCCAAAAGCTGAGTTAGTGTTAAACGATCCATACCCGTAGGTGGTATCCATAACCGCCGGGGCATACTGAGCTTCGATAGTCGGCTTAGTAGCTGACTTAAAGCCTAGAGTTTGTAGTAATCCCATAGAGCGCATTTTCCCATATTGTCAAGCATAAATACGGCTATAGAGCGCGTGTCTAACTGTATACTTTAGCCTCACCTAAAGGCTGAGTCAGTACGTGGACCACCATACTTAAGCCGATTGCAATGTCTACCGGGCCGGCTGATTTCCTCCGGATGATTCTCCAGCTCGCATCCGATTCTTTAGCGGCGCAGTTAGCCATAGAGGTAACGAGCTCATCTTGGCCCGAGTGCACGAGCCGCTTATTACTCAGAGCCTCATAGAGGTCCCCCGATGCCTGATACCCCTTAGTGCCGGATATGTCGAGGATCTGTATGCCGTTTACCTCAAGGCGTTTAGCGATTGAGGCGGTCGTATATTTGTCGTAGGCCACTTGGCGCGGATAGTAAATTTTTGCCCATTTAGCAATCGCATTGGCTACAAAGAGCTCATCGATAGACACGTCGGAGTGGAATATCTCGAGCACGGCTACACCTATCCGGCCGTCGGCAAGGACTTGGCCCATCACAAGCGAACCATCGCGCCTCGACGGTGCCACATCAAAAGCAAAAATAGTAAGAGGCCCGGGTACAAGTTTAAGATCCTTATCGCCGGACTCCTCGACCGACATATGGGGCCAAGGGCTCGCTGTTGAGCTGATCCATTGACAAAGCATTTCCGTTTTTGTGGTCTCGATAGTTTGAGTGCTCACAGCCTCAGCTAATACCGACTCATCAAATAGGTATCCGAGGGCCGGATTCGCATAAGCCCACGCGGTACGGTCGGTTATCGCCGCAAAAGCTGGCGCCGAATACTCGTAATAGCCAAACGTCTCCGGAGGGTTTGAAAGAGCTCTCTCGCGTAGGTCATTGAGTACGGTGCTAAAGGCATCCCCGGCGTTCGATGTATACAGGGCTTGGCTATTGATTTTTGCACGGGTAGTCGGAGTCGCTGCGCGATACCCCTCCTCGCTAATCTCGCGTAGTTCATCGATGTAGAGAAAACTTGCGCTACGTCCACGCGATCCATCTCTTGTAGCTGCGACTACATCGAGGCGATGCCCGTTTTTGAGCTCGATCGACTCGGTGCCATTGGCGTACCGGATCTGTTTGACCTGCCGGCTAAGATCAGCTGAGCCCTCTATTGCGTATGCCACTTGCCTAAAGGTGTCTAAAGCCATCGATCTATTAGAGCTCATAATGAGCACGTTAGGACTATCAAATAAAAACATATGGCCGAGCATCATCATACGCGCGAGGTGAGTCTTGCCCTGTTGCCTTGACGTCAAAAGCAAATTAGACCGTCTCCTGAATAGATTATTTTCGTCTACGGCAGTCATATCTGAAATACAAAACTTTTGCCAAGGTAAAAGCGGTAGTCCGATACTGTCTGCCAGCTGAGAAATCTCCTCGCCGCGATTAGGGCCCTCAAGGTAGGGACTATGTAAACGGGGCTCAGTAGCCCCCATACGGGCCGTTTTCATTTGGGTCATAGTCTGATCAATCCTGTTCGTTTTGGCCCACACAGGGACCGCTAGGGACTGTACCAGTGGTCATCGGGGAGGTATAGGTCGG